TTGCCCGTCACCGGAACCCACATCCACAAAATCGTTGACGGCCACCCACAACGCTGGGTCAGCCAGGGTTTTGGATCGGTACAACCGTGTGCCCTGGTTGGTGCTGTCTTTACCTTCCGCAATCCACAGACGGCCTTTGAATGACACAATGCTGTCACCTAACGGCATGTTGTTGTCTGCGGTAAACCCACCACTAGGAGTCCAGTACCCGCCAGGTGTGAGGCTTCCGACAGGTGCGGTAATCCAAGCTTTGTCATCGAACTGCACCATTGCAGCACCAGACATTGTGGCGGTAATCAAAGTCCACGTGTTGCCATCAAAAGAATAGGTTGAGTTTTTGCCGTCACTGGCAAGCAGGTACGAGGTTCCGGTAGCCGTGTAAAAATACCCCAGAATGTTAATGTTGCCTGTCGTATCCAACGGGAAATTAACACCCAAGTTTTCAATAGGAGGGCGCGACTTTAGTGACCCATCCAAATCCAGCTCAAAGTTTTGACAAACCGTCAACTCGTTATCGGCAATCGCGGTAGGGTCACTGAACGTGTTAAGGCCACCAATAAACGGCCCCACCTGAATTGGCGCACCTGGCATAGCCGCTCCTAGATAAGCTCAAACGTAATGTTAGTCTCGTAAGTCATCGTCGCAGCAAGACGCTCAGTCTCCCCACGCTCCGCAACCGAAGTACTGTACTCAGCCTGCTTAACCGCCATCATCTCCGCGTTCTCATCCATCTCATAAGCACGCATCAAAACATAGTTACAAATGTCTGTGAAGCACTCGTCGGGGACCGACAGAACGTCACCAGCAGTAGTGGTTACAGCAGCAGGTTGGGCGTTATACCGAATCGTCATCGTGTAATTCTTGTTCGGCTTAGGCCAAAACGTAATATCCCCGCCCCATGCGTACCAAAACTGGGGAGCACCCGTCTCAATACCCTGAGGGTCAGCCAAAGAAATAGATTCCTCAGCCTGCGAGATCGGGATGTTACCGACACGGCGGCCATCCAGAAGCAAAGACGCCAACGTATCAATACGCGGGGTAACCGAAGTCAACGAATACGTGGCAGTACCACTCGTCACCGCCATTGTTGCTGTCGTCTGCAAAATTTGGTTCTGCTTAGCAATATCAACCTGCGCCTCGTTAATCCAACGAGTAATATCGTCATTCGTTAACTGAACACCGGACTCGTCGCCAAAAACACGCTTAACCTGGCTTTGTACGTTGCCAACGGTTTTAGTAGGGGAACTATAAGTCATCGCTCAAACTTCTTTCCATTATGAGTGACCGTATGGAGCTTGTTCCGTCCCCCGCTCGCAAGAAATTCTATGTGGTCCAGTCTATCTTCTAAATCATCTTCCTGTCTTTTCAAATCCAGAAGTTTTTTGGCGTTTTCCTCCGCCTCAATACGTTGCAACACGTTCTCAGCGCCGTGACGCACAATATCCCCGTCAAACAGCCACGCCAAAACCTTATGTGGTTGCTTCATCTCCTCCTCCGACAGGTAACGCACCACATATTCAGGTAGATTATCTGGCTTGTCGAGGATTGCCCACGGTTTTTGTTTCTCTTCCGGTGTTGTACGGTCTTTTACCGGAATGTAGACCAGGTTGTAGGTGGGTTTGAGGTCTTTCAGCACTTGTGCAAGGTGCATGTGGTCTTCCCGGACGAACTCTCCGAGGTCAGGGTTGTATACGTTGGGGGCTTGTCCTAAATATGTTTCCATACCGGCTAGTTTAGCTTATACGCCAGCTAAAGCACCCCACGTTACTGGGCCTGTAAAAGCGTCGCTAGCATTCTCCCACTCACCAGACGTACCGTTGTATTTCAAAACCTGCCCGTTTGTGGGTGTATCAATGTCTACTGTCAGAATTTCTTTGCCCGCGTTATCAGAGTAAAAACGGTACTCGTAATCGGCAAGCGACAGGCCGTCGGGAAGCGTTGAAGCTGCCTGGTAAAAAAGGAGTTTATTCTGCATATTTTTATCCTACCTCGATTAACTGTCGTCCACTATATATGTTCCCGCAATGTGAAAATTATCTGCCGTCGACAGGGTTACGGGGCTTGAAGAAGTAAAAGCCACATCCTGTACGCTGCTACTTATTTTGTCAGAGCTGAAAAGCTGCAATTCGTCCGACCCCGCATTTACATGCCCAGAAATATGATACTGGATAGCACCATCGTGCAAACAACCGTCCCGCAAAATGTAAGCATACTTTGACGCAAAAGGCAGAGTCACGTAATACTGACCTGTACCAAACGTAAGAGTGTTGTCAAAATCAACTTGAATTTCAAAATGAATTGTGTGCCCAAGAATCACGTATCTGCCAGAAAATAACGGGTCACCTGTAAACGTAGGCTGGGTACCCGCAGTTCCGCCCGCAACGGTGTAAGACTGTTCAATACCCATGTAACGGTTGTTTTTGTAAAACTCGTGCCGGTAATCGTCCGTTGACAAACCCCCAGGCAGCAACGTACTCGTTGCATAAAACGGATACTCGAATTCCATAAGTTCCTAAAATGATGATGGCCCAACCCCATTATAGAGGTTGGGCCATCAACATGGCGAGGGGGTTTAGGCCTCAGTAATGTCCCGGATAACACCGTGGCTGTTACGACGGTCAGTACCAAGCTCGTGGTACTGAACCATACGAGCGTAGTATGCGTCATAATCACCGTTGGTGTCACGGACCTGCTTCCACATGGACCCATCCTTGTCCAGGAAGTGCCAGTCCTCATCACGGTAGTAAGTAAGAGCGTCTTCGTTAATGAACCACTGAGTCTTCAATGGTGCATCCGTGTCAGCTACTACTGGGATTTCACCTCTGTCAGTCGTGAACGCAAGACCAGAGAAACCACCAGTGAACTCCTGGGTGTTTACGGTCTGACGCAACTGCGACAGAAGGTTGAAGTATGCACGACGAACACCAAGCGACTGAAGGATCAGGCTGGTGCTTCCACCCTTGGTGCGGATGGAGTCGGTCATACGAATCATCAAAGACTCCGACAGGGCGCGAGGGGTTCCACCGTTAGCATCAACGGAGGACTTCCACTCGGGCTCGACAGAGGGGTCGATGTTGTAGAGGGTTCCAGAGTCGCTCACGATGGCCGCAAGACCAGTGAGTTCCTTGGTTCCACCAGCGGCAATACCAGAACCCTTGCGAACAATAATGTCAGCAGAGGCAAGGGCGGTACCGGGGGTGGTGGTGAAGGTAACCGTGTTGGCACCAGTAGTCAGGTCCACAGAGGCAACAATCAAACCAGTGTTGTCTACAGTGGTACCAGTCTGGGTGTCAACAACCATACCAACCTGGAACAGGCGGGCGTCAGACACGGGAACAACAGCACCCGTGTTAGCTCCGGTAGCGACACCAATGGCACCGTTACCCGAACCGTAAATCTGACGGTTCATGTCCTTCATAAGGTCGTTCTTCAGTCCTTCAACCTCGTTGTCAAGAGCCTTTGCAAAGGCCTTAGCATCGGTGTCAGAGAGGCTGATAGCCTGACCAGTCAGCTGAACTCCACCATAGGCGTACTTCAGGCCGACACGGGCAGCTGCGTGCCCCTGCTGACCAGGTACTGGCAGTGCTTCGGACTCGAAACGAGAACCGATACCACTGTTACGGCGAGTGTGAATGGGGAAAGTAACATACTTTCCACCAACTTCGTTGGTGACACCAGCTCCGCTGCGAGTAATACGCTTCAGCGCAACGATCTCATCGTTAAGCTGCTCGCGGATGCGTCCCTGGTACACCTCCTTGAGATATGACTCAATAGATGCAAGTGTTGCAGCCATTGTCTTTCCTTTCGTTGTTGAAAGGAGACTAAACCTTTAAACTACCGGCCCTGTTCAATTGACGAGGCGATGAGGCTTTGTACATCATCTCTCGACAACTTCCCGAGTGGTTTAGCCTGTTGTCCTCCAGGCATCCCACCCGATGTGGGCAGCAATCTTGGGGCCGAATCTCCTGGTCGCGGTACTGCGCGAATTCGGTTTACTGTCTTATCTACGTACTCTTGAGCAACATCTGACAGTTTGGCT